GTTTACGTTACCGCCGCCGAATGCGACCGACGTGCCCGAAACACCCCAAGTAGTGCCGCCGCCGCCTGCGCCGCCGCTTATGATATTTGTTGGCGTCACGGCTACACCGGGCGCACCGCCACTAGACCCAGCTTGTCCTAACACATAGTTAACAATACCGAGATAAACTAAATTAGTAGCCGCCGTCGTGCCCGCAGTAGCCGCAGCTCCACCTGCACCTGACGCTCCACCGCCGCCTCCGCCCGCACCTGCCGCAGCCGTTGCAGATGCAACAAATAGATTTGTAGCGCCTGTACCTTTTTTTGATGATACATAAGAAATTGAACCCGCTACCCCAGCACCACCGTTGGCACTTATACCACCTGCACCGCCGCCGCCGCCTGCTCCAACAAAAACATATAATATCTCAGGAATTAATTTAGATTGAACTAAAAATCTAGTAACACCACTCGCACCGCCGCCACCGCCCGATGCTTGTATTGCGCCGCCACCGCCGCCCGCACCGCCGCCGATTAAAAACATTGAAACCATTGTGATATTTCGTGGCTTGTGCCAAGGTTGCCAAAGACCTGAGTATAAAAATACTTGTTCTTTTCGCTCATCTTTTGGCAAGTGCGAATTATCGTACATATTACCAACACGAGATGATAACAATACCATCCCCGCCTCTGCCGCCATTGCCGCCGATTCCTACGTTCGGACCGAACCCGCCGCCAGCACCGCCGCCGCCGCCTCCAGAACCATAGCCAGCATTACCGCCCGCACCGCCAGTGCTTCTGACAGACACGTTGTCCGATTTTCCCGAACCGCCTGCGCCGCCGCATGAGAAAAATAAATCTGATTTTATATCACCATTTCCACCAAAATTACCGATTGTTCCTACTGTGTAATCAACCGCACCGCCGGGTATTAATGGGAATTGCCCGCTCGCGTTTACGTTACCGCCGCCGAATGCGACCGACGTGCCCGAAACACCCCAAGTAGTGCCGCCGCCGCCTGCGCCGCCGCTCACTATGTTCGCAGGTGTTACGCTTAACCCAGCCGTGCCAGAAGTGCCTCCGTTTGCTCCCGCTTGACCTAGAATATAATTTACTATTCCGAGATAAACTAAATTTGAAGTTGCAGTAGTACCCGCACTTCCTGCCGTACCACCTACACCAGCACTACCGCCGGTAGCTCCCGGATTACCTCCGGTTGGCGTACTTGTTCCGGAAATAACAAAAAGATTTGTCGCCGGCGATAGAGCATGACCAACGCTTACATAAGAATGACTCCCGACAGAACCAGAAGTGCCGCCGTTTGTGTCAGTTGCTCCCACTCCACCAGATCCACCTAAGCCTACAGTAACGTATAAAATATCAGGAATTAATTTAGCCTGTACCAGAAATCTAGTTACTGCGCTAGAACCACCGCCTCCGCCGCCGCCACCATAAGCTGCGCCCGCTCCGCCACCCGCACCGCCGCCGATTAAAAACATACTTACCATTGAAATATTTCTTGGTTTATTCCAAGTTTGGCGAGAGCCAGTGTACAAAAATACTTGCTCTTTTCGTTCGTCTTTTGGCAAGTGACTTTGGTCGTACATTAATAATCACCACCCACAATCGAAGCATAATAGCCAGCCGCGACCGCAGTACCTAACGTAACATTAATTTTATAACCCGCAGGTAACACGATATTTAAATATAATTCAGGTCCATTAATTGCGCCAGTTTCACTCAGTGTTGTAGCTGGTAGAGTTACTTCATCGTACAAAATATTATTCGCTGCCGTTGCATTTGTAGAACCATTATTTATAAATATACGAGCTACCGTTTGTACGTTAGCGCCAGCGGGGCGAAATTTTATCTTTTGTACAAAACTTCCGTTGGTAGCATCTGCCGTAAATATCGTGTCAACCGTACCCGTTCCATCTTTCGCAGTGTTTGCCGCTGTTATTGCAGCAGCACCCCAGTTAATTTTTGGTACTAACGTGTAAATTGCTTTGTGATTTTGTGCCATAAAAAGTTCTCCTTAAAAAGAATTTAATCCGGTGATTAGTGGTAATATTTCTTCCATAGTTGATATTTCTAAATTTGTTTGAGCTGTTGGTACACTTGCAACGTCTGATAAGTTGTTAGCAATTTTTAAATCTAACGCTTGTGCAGTTGATACGGCTAACGTCGTCGGGTACTTCACATTATCCGGTGAAGTTAAGTCAGTTGCTTTATTTGAAACATCTTCTTTTGAAGCTGCAAGTCCTGAATACTGAGAATTTGTCGCGTTATCGCCAGTATTCGTTCCGCTCGTATTAACAAGACGAGTAACGTCTGTATCATTTGTAAATCTATGAGTTGCATCTTGCACTATGTTTGAAGGATTAGTTTGATCTAAATCTTGAACATTGGGTAATCCAACTGCTATATTATTCAAAACTTGAAATGTTTTATCGCCTCGATAGTAATCAGAAGAAGTAGTAGCAGTAATTGTTGGTTCTTTTCCTGCTAGTCCTGGAACTGTTGGAAGCTCCGCTGTACCAGATAAATCACCCGCAAGCTTAACAATACCTTTTACAAGCGTAGTAGCATCTCCTGTTGTACCACCGTTTTCTAAAACAAAAGCTGTCGTTGCTAGCTGAGTAGTATTAGTACCTATAGTTGCCGTCGGTGCCGTCGGTACTCCTGTCAACGCAGGTGACGCAAGATCAGCTTTTAGATCTAAAGCAGTTTGTTGAGCTGTCGATACTGGCTTATTCGCGTCTGAAGTATTATCAGCGTTACCTAATCCAACTTGAGTTTTCGTAACCACATGAGGGTTAGCGAGATCAGCCAAGTGAGCATTAAGTGCGGTAGGATCATTATTTAATATCCAATCGGCGCTCGAAGAAGTCCCTACAGATATATAACTTTTTAAATTAACTGTATCTACAAAGTGATGTCCAACTGCCGCAGGAGTTGTAGCCGGAGCCGCAGTGCCAGTATAAATATGCTGTATGTTTGCCATCAAATCCCTCTGACTAGATTAAATTGTTTCCAGAACTATCTTGCAAGATATTTCCTGAAGCATCTGTTAAATAATTAGCCGACACTCCTCCACCAACTGCAACTATTAAATCCTCTAGCAATGAAATAATCGTTAAATTTTGCGAATATAAAACAGGATCACTTACCCTCTGAGCTATTTTATCAACTCCAGCATCGGTGACTATTTTGTAAGTGTTGTTTTCGTTAGTAGACCTGTCAGATAAATTAGCCATTATTTTTTAACCTCTAATATATCTTGCGTCTTAACTTGAACCTCTTCATAAAACCAAGCAAACCACTTACCATCGACTTGTACAATGTCGAAATAATTGTGCTCCTTGCTTTTATCAAGATTGTTTTTTAACATTATCCGCTCCAAGCCACTGGGACTTGAAGCGGACAAAAATCTAGGTATTCTTAACGAATTCCCAGTAGACACTATTAAACACCAGCTCCGTCGAGATAAACTCCACGAATACCTGCACTCATAACCTTCGTGCCGTACAATTGATGTAGTAAAAACTCATCAGATACAGACGCTAATTGAAACATAGTCGCAAATTCTGGTTGGATCTGCATAGCGAATCCACAGTGTGATTTGTGGTAAAACAATGAATCAAGAGCACTCAATGAATTATGCACAAGAACTGTAAAGCCCATTACTCGACCGATCTCACCATTAATCAATGGTTGATTTGATCCGTAGTTTTGCGCCTGAATAAAGTTAGTGATATTTAACATATCAGCTTCTTTATCTGGTGAAATAACCATGAACCGGTTGTCAAGAGGCACGTTTTGCTTATTCAAAAGCTTACGAGCGTTAACAATATCAGCTATTGCAAGAGCGTTACCAGCAGTGTCTACATAATCAAGCCAGTGATCTGGCGCAGACGTAGAAATAAGTTTAAGCTGAGTGATAATATCTTTATCAATCTGCAAAGCTAATTCAGCAGCACTCTCAAGCAATATATCAGAAGCAACGTCAACATTAGCTTGTGCTCCAGCAATACGCTCAAGTTTTGAGTAGATTGCTTTATGCTTATCAAGCGCAATTGTATCAACTGAATATGTTAATACTTGTGATGTTAAATCTGTGTTCTCAGACTTATCAGCCGCTGCATATTGTGTACGCTTTGGAACTGATACGCTTTTTGAACCCTTAACTGCAAACTTAGAATAGTCGTCTACAGTACCCATTAAAATTGATTTCTGTTTTAAAACAGTTTGAACAACATTAGCAACTAGCGCCTGAGACGCTGCTGTCACTTCTGTTTGTCCGATTTCATTAGCCATTTATTCCCCCTAAGAAATAATTATTTAGTCCTTCATTAACCCTTTTAGTGCAAGCATCGACATTTCTTTGATGCTCATATTTTGAGTACCGCCACTAGCAGCGCCCATAGGTACACCAGCCTTCACAGATGCAACGCTTTTATTAAATAGTGATAACTCTGGATAATCTTTTTTTACTTTTTCGATTGCCATTTTTATTGCGTCACCATTAACTCTAAAACCGTCCTCTGCATCAACTGCCTCAGTTGGGAACTCTACCAGCTTTAAAAAAGCATCGACATTAGAGCAACCTTGTTTAGCAGCCTCAACCGAAATAGAATCAACTAATTTAGAATAAGCAAAAGATCCCACTAATTCTTTTACTCTCCCTTGAGCAGCTAATTCTTTTTTCTTTAAAGATTCTATCAACTCGTCTTTTTTACCCTCTGCACCAAGCTTCTCGTCCCTGAGTGTATTTAGCTCAGACTCAATACTTGAAAACTTCTCTTCGAGCTTTTTCTTCTCTGAAAGAATTTTTCTATACGTGTCATACGCTACGACATCCTTAGTCTTATTCTCTTGTGCTGATTGTGTTTGAGTTGCTTCCTGATTTTCGCCACTGGCGTTTGCATCCGGCGCTCCACTGGAGCCTTTTGAATCTTCTGACATATTATATCCCCCTATTTTTATTTTTGTAAACTCTAACGATTAAATCGTAACTTCTTGCGTAACTCTGTCAATATCATTCTTTGCACTCGCTTTATTCCAGTCTTGTCTAAACCTAAAAAAGGTCTTCCAGCCTCAGCAACATACTTAGCCACATCTGCATTACTTAAACTCGTATCTTCTTTTCGTGATGTGTCATCGACGTATATCTCTACGCTGGAATTATTTACTGATGACTTATAAGTCATCGCTCTCAACAATTGACCTGTCAAAGTTAACTGCGAAGTATCAGGAGAATGAAAATACTCTGGATCTACTTCACCTTTAGCGAACTCATAATATCTACTTTTAATGGTAGATGGCTTTAATTTCTTTAATTGCTTTGGTCTATCTGACGTTGCTAACGTCTTGCCACTACGAGTAAATGACTGAATACGATCAACTACGAAAGCTCCAATCTGATCGAGCAGTGTCTTGTTTCTGATCTCATCTTCAATTTTCTTGCGAAGAACTTTTTCAAGCTCTTTTATTCCGCTCCATTTAACTTTCGCCATCAATAAAATCCATTAGTGACCCTAGCTTAGCTATGATTTCTTTTTTACTAGCGCCATCATTAGACGCATCAACTGCATCAGCTATCTCAGACTTAAATTCTTTTGCGATGTTTTTTAGCTCAGACTTACTAACTCCGAAAAATGGTCGCTCTGGGACTGTGTCTCCAACTGTATGATTATACGCTTTTGCGTTTTGTTCGCTATCGTCCCAACCTATTTTTATTTTATTTCCAGTTGATTTAACAATATCAAGAAGACCTAACATATCACCTGACATTGTTAAATTAACTTTATCAGTCTTATTAAATGCTCTAAACTCAGCACTCTCTTTGTACGCTTTAGAGTACTTCTTCATTGCATAAGTAGAAGCGTCACCGCTCTCTGAGAACTTAATCCCTTTACCGCTCTCAGTACGTTGTCGTATCGTCTGAATAATTGCCTCACCGATCAACTGCTTTAGATCATCATTATTAGATAAATCAACTCCGAAAACTTCTTTTAGATTTATCTCTTGCGATACCTCGTAACCTCCAGAAGTAGATACTTTCGGTGGCTTAAATGACATTTACTGAACCTCTATTTGTGCACTCGGCTGCATCTCATCAACTGCTGGCTCATCATGCTGAGCAGGTAACTGCACAACTGTTAATTTGCTTTCAGCTTCGATCTTTTTCATTTTCTCAATAGCCATCTGCTCGTCAATTCCATAAAGCTCTTCTACAGCTTCTACTTTCGACATGACTCCCATATCTAAAAGCGACTTAACATACGCTTGCTTCTCTTGCTCTGTCTGAACTTCTTGAGGTTTTTTATATACAACTACCATCTCGGCATTCTCTGGTATCAACGGACCTCTCAAATCAGGATGCAATTTATCTGTACCTTGATAAGCGTTTAGCCACTTAACCATTAGTTTAAATATCTTTTCTTCAGCCGATTCAAAGTATTTCATATCTGCTTGCGAAGCCTCAAACCGACTTACCATCGATAAAAGTCTTTCTAGAGCTGAGCTAAAACTCTGAGCACCATTATTGCTAGACGCTATAGCCTTCGGATCAATACCTTTACTTGTCAAAAACATTCTTAGAGTCATCTCTAAGAAATTAAGACTAGAACCAATATCACTATTAGGACTTGCGAACTCAAATCGTGGAACTACTTGCGGATTATTCTCGTCAACCTGCATGAATAAAACCCTGTTAGGACCTATCAACATATTTTCAGGCTGCTTTGTGCCAGTGAAAATAGCTTGAGCATAACCTTGAAGCCTCAACAAATTTGACACGTCTGAGAGTTGAGACATAAAATCAATCGCAAAATCTACGATACCATTCCCATTTCTAACCCAAAACTCAAAATCTTTCTCGCAACTAATATCTACGAATGGAAGCTCACCAATAACATTTATCGTATCTTCAGAAACAACTTCACCTTTACCGTTCATGAAAAAGTTAGCAGTCTCGCTCCAACATTCGTATCGCTCTTTTATTTTGTAATCGTCCTTATCTGCAATCGACTGGTTAACACCGTCGCTTGACGAATTAGGATTTAATAAATTTCTACCAACTCCTGCAAGACCTTGAGATATATTTGAGCTTAGTTCTAAATATTTATTAAACACACTAATGATATACGAGTCTGCAACTTCTGGATTCGTCTCTTTCGGTATAACATCAATCTGATGCGGAAGTATCGCCCGAGGTCCTGGTACTCCTTCCCAAGGAATTACTTTTAAAATGATCTGGTCATATAATTTAAAATATTTATTAGCGTTTTGCATCTGCACGTCAACACGAGCCATCTCATAAAGCTTTTCTAATAAATTCTCTTGCTCTTCAGTAACATTTTTAAACTCACGCTCTGGAGCCTCTGCATAAATAGATGAAAGCTCATTTATAATCCGTGGACATAAATTAATAGATAATATTTTTCTCATCTCACTTACTGTCTTATGAGAAAACTCACTCTCAAGCTTATCAATAACAAATTTACCAGCACGATCTTTAAATACTTCAAATCGTTTCAATGACTCTCGTTTTCGTAAAGTATTCTCTTGTCCTTTTATCTCATCTAAAGCTTGAACGCGGTCGTTATAGTTTAAAATATCTGCCATTTAATTACCTCGCGAACATTGTCGCAGTTGCTTTAACTTTTATTAATGGAAACGCATAATTTATTAAATATCCAAGAGCATCACTAATATGGGTTAACGACTTATCTCTATCGTCCGGTAAATTAGTATTATCTTTATAAGAGACTTGCTCAAGATCCCTTATGAGCTTAACGCATTTAGGATCAATTATAATTCTGTTTTTTTCAAATATATTATTAACTGCGTTGTATCTATCCATACGATAAGGATTAGTAACTGATGGCACTATAAAACCATGATCTCTTAAAATCTGATGATCTGATAAACCTGCGGCACTTGTTTTTAAAGCCTTACCTGTAGCATCTGGTATTATTCTCCAAGCTCCAGGATACTTTGACCTAATAACTTCAGCCATTTGCTTCGTGTTGCTATTCTCTAACCAAAACTCATCAATAACATTTATCGACTCGTTTATTATCTGGCACACACAACAAGTAAGAGGATTTACGTTAAAGTCAATGCATAGCGTTAGTGGAACTGACTCCACTCTGTTTATTTTCTTAACGTGATTTTCTCTTCTAAAAGAATAATAAATTTGACCGCTACTTTCGTCTTGAAACTCACCGTATAAAAAACGCTGTCGATCTTTTTCAGGAAGCTGCTCAAGCATTTCTATAAAGTCATCATCAATATTTTCTAGATTATCTTTAGGGTTCATTAAAATATATTTATATTTATCAGCATCTTTTTTAGGCTCCCAAGTATCAGGATCTAATCCTTTCATAAATAAAGGATATATCCACGATCTTTTTGTAGGCGGGTTACAGTCATAAAATGCTTTTTTAATTAGTGAATTTTTCTCTGCTAAACGAGTTAGCGCCATAGTCACAGATGAGTATGGGATTTGAGTTACTTCATTAAAGAAAAGCGTACTAAACTCTTTACCAAGAATCTTTTCAACTCTCTGCTTATCGTCTAGACCTCCAACAAATATCTCTGAACCATTTGGTAATGTATAAAAGTAATCTGATTTGTTCTCATCATATTCAAGATCAGGAAAACATAAATCAAAAACCTTTGGGAATGTCTCATGCCATAATGACATCTTTGCGTGGTTAAACTTTAGTCTTAAAGCTGCGTGTCTAGACTTAGTTTTACACGCCCTTATTATCATTGCTCTGCAAATGCCAAATGTCTTAGATGCTCTAGAGCCACCATAAGACAATATGTATTTATATCTATCGTCTGAGAATAGCTTAGCCTGTTCTACTTGTTTTAATGTTTTTTTAAAGCCCAACGTGCTTCCATATTTCACAAATTTTCATCGTCTGAATCTATCATGATTGCTATTTCTTTTCTAGAGTCTCCTACTTGAGCAGACTTTTCACCTAAAGCTTTTCCTCTCGATTCAGCGAAAGAAAACTCCGCAGAGAAAACCTTCTCTGCCATCCTTATTTGATCTTTATTAACAACTTCGCCATCAAGAACTTTCTTTATTATCTCAGAAGCTTTCTGTTTGAATGTATTTAATTGCTTATTTAATAGATCACACTTCTCAGATTGTATGCGCTTAGAGTCAATTATTCTCTTAACTATGTCCGATCTAGCTAGCCATATATTTACTGTAGATTCATTATATTTATTATATAAGTACTCTAGATCCAACTGGTCAGATACATAATCAGAAATAAAAGAATCTATTATTTGCTTTTCTAAATCAACTGACGTATCATTTTGCGATTCTTCTGCCATCTATATCATTATGGGACTAAAGCTTTTAGTTTTTCAACCGATAAAGACGAAATAGAGCTAAAACCACTAAAGTTATCACTCTAAAAGCCGATAAATATATATAATCAAGGAGGATAACATGACACTTCAAGAGATAAAAGAACAAATCTCTAACCAACTGCAACAAAATTCAGCACAAGTAAACGAAGCTAGATGCTCAGAAATCAGTAATGAAATTATATTTAAGCTGATTAAAATAGGATTTAATTTAGAAGAATTATTTGTACTAATAGAGAAAGACCTGAGTAAACCTTAATCAATACTCCCGAAATAGCTTTTTAAAAAAGTCTTGGATCGTATCGAAATATACGACCCTAGGCTTTATTACTTTTTTTTAGGTGCAACTTTTTTAACTGGTTTTTTTACTTTTGCTTTTTTAGCCATAAAATTAACTCCTCTCATCGTTTATATTGTGTAACTAGTTTCAACTCTAACATCTCATCATTTACATTCACTCCACGATACTGCACTTCTGCAATATATCTACCAAAACTGTCAGACTTCTCTGTCTTAATTAACACGTCCTCATCTAATATCTGATCCATTAACCATTCTTTCACAGCAACACCAGCATCATGAGTAGCGCCAGCTAATTCAGGAGCGTCAACTCTTGCTAGTCGTAATCGGTGAGTTATATTAATATGAAAACCAACATCTATAAGAACGTCGATAGTGTCACCGTCAATTATTTTTAAAACTTTTGCATTGTATGTGTACATTACTTCTCCACCTTAATTCTCTTTAAATACTTAAACACTTGCTTAGCACTAACACCGATAACGTCTGATATCTCTTTAAGAGTAAATCCCCATTTGTAATACAATATAAAACTTATTCTCTGCTCTTTAGTAAAGTTACTTGAAATATAACTGTCAACATCTAATTTATTATTTGTTAATGCAATTGTATCTTTATATTCAACTATCTTTTTATTATTATAATTAATAGATCCCTTACGACCGCTTTCTCTTCTCATGTAGTCAATCACCGCCTGACTTATAGTTGCTCGCTTGTGACGACCCTCTAACATACGAAGCAATATCTCTTGCACAGCATCGTCACGATATCTCATGTCACCACCAAGAGCGTAATATGTATAAGAGATTTTACTAGATAATTTGTCAATTCTCATAAAAAGAAACCCACCTAATCCATACACGGGAGCATATAAACTAAGCGGGCTATAGGCACGATCGCAATTGTTATTGTATACATTTAAGCATTTACGTCAATACGGCTCATAATAATACGCTGATTTGATACGCATTATAAGTTGTGGTAAAATAAGGCTAAAAGGATGTTTATATGCGCAAGAAGCCAAACGGCTATTGGAACTACGATAGATGCAAGGATGCTGCTTTAAATTGCGTGACGATGCGAGACTTTTGTATAAAACATATAGGAGCATACGCATCATCAAAAAAGAACGGGTGGTTCAAAGATATCTGCTCTCATTTAATAAAAAAACCTTTATCTGACGATGACATAATAAATCAGGCTAAAAAATATAACTCAAGAACTGAACTAATAAATAAAAATATCAATCTTCATCTAATAGCAAAGAGAAGAAACTTATGGGAGAAGTGCTGCTCTCATATGAAGCGCATTGGAAATCTTATGAATAGAGCTATATATTCAATAGAGTTCTACGATAACTCTGTATATGTCGGGCTTACCTTAAACTATGAAAAAAGATTAAATGCTCATATTAAAAAAGGTAAGTTTAAAAACAAAATGAGAACTGTTAAATATAAGTTTATAGAGCATGGAATATTTTATGACATTGATACTGCACCTAAAAAAGAAGCGGAGCTTATAGAAACATATAGGAGCAAAGGATGGTCTATTTTAAACACAAAGCAAGCTGGTGCTCTCGGTCCTGTACAGACAAAAGACTTGGATAAATTAAAAATAGAAATAACTAACATTGCAAATAAGTACAAATACATTGGAGACTTTAAAAAACATGATACGTCTGCCTACTCATTAGCTTGCAAACATGGGTTTTTAAAAGACATATCATCTAGAATGATTCACAAGAAAATTAAAAAATACTCAGAGAACGACTTGAAAAATATAATATCTAAATATGTGTATGTAAGAGATTTGCCACAGAGCATATGCACTGCCGCTAGGAATTTAGGAATATACAAGGAACTTACTTCTGGCTTAATTTCATTTAAACCAAAGACTAGGAGCAAAGAAGAAATATTAAGATTAGCTAAAAAGTTTAAATATAGAGTTGATTTTTTAAATAAATATCCTAGTGCGGTAGGATCTGCTAGAAGAAACGGATGGCTTGAAGAAGCTTGTGAGCATATGGAATATAAAGGCTCTTGGAAAAACAAAAATCTAATTAAGTGACGGATCAGCCTCGTTGCTAGAATAAGCGTCTTCTACAAATAATATTGCAGGATTTTCCTGCACATCATTTATAAAATCACCGACTGCCATAACCCACTCATCCGGCTTCATCGGCCTTCCTGCCTTAACTGCTAGTGTTATCATCTTCATATCTTCGTCGTATGAAATCATGAATGTACACACATCAGAGTCTTCTCTTAATTCTGGTAGCTCTTCTCTAGATATCTTCTTAATCTTTGGCTTGCTCATATTAACTCCCCAATCCAACGACCTTTATTATTCATAACTAGAGGCAATAACCTCGGCTGGCCATCAAGTATAATAGAAGATCCTATGATAGGTCTTTTTAAATTTGTATTATTATAACTCATCGCTAAACTATTATCGTTAACAAGACAGCCGGTAAATACTTGCCAGTATAAACCAAGGCTATTACCCCAATAATTTATTGAAAACTTCTCGTGAAAATGACCCTGTACAGAAGACATACCCATGCTCTGACTTAGCTTTAAAGGATCACTTGTCTTGCCATGATGGAAATAACAATTCATACCATTAGACATCTTTACTGTTAAATCAAAATGCCAATGCCATCCTATAGGTGCCTCCAAGACTTCTCGATATGATTTGAATACAGATCTAGGAAGGCCATGCACTTTACCTTTACGATAAACTAATGATCCGTGATTAGACTCTATAAGATCAACTACTGGAAACAATTTATATAATGGTTGCAACTTCTGTATAGCACTCTTTAACTCGTCACCAGGGGACAATAAGTCCGGATCTGCACCATGAAAAGATATTGCATGCCAATCTATCTCGTCACCTATCTGTATTACTATATCTGGATTATATTTATCTTTTACTGCTTTTAAAAAAGCTACTGCGTCCGGATGCTGATAAGGAAAATGAAGGTCTCCAATAACTAAAATACGCGAGTTACTCATCACATAAATAGTAATATAGAATCTTAAATTATGTTAAAATATTTATTCGCTTTGCGTTAGCTCGAACATCGACAAATCTTGATGAGTACCAATATCGTAAACTGACTTCTTATTGCGAGAGGCTCCGTATCTTGGCTTCACAATTCCGAATTTGTAATAATACCGCTCAAACTTACCATCGTCTGACAGCACGTCTAACGCAATGGCTGGTCTATCACACGACACGGCGCTAAAACATACACGATACTTAGTGTCTGGCTTAATGATGCCTATACGCTTAGCGTGGGCTATTACAAACGGCTCAAACATCCCTAGCTCTTCTATGTTGTTACGCTTTAGTTTGGTCATGGTTTATATATCTCTCATTAGGTATATCTTTAATAAAGTCAGGAACTAAAGACTCGTCAAATAAATGGCCAGCATACACAGCCTGCTCATCACTAAAATCAACTTTATTCTCAAGCACACGAACAACTGAATCAAGATTATTTTGTATTATTTCTCTAACGCTATCTACATTATGTTTAAACTTACTTATTTCAAGAGCACGAGATATTAGAGCATACGCTCCGAAGTGCCCTGCCGCTCTTCTGCACGCTTTGTCAGCCTCAGCTTCAAACTCATCAATAGTTCCTAGCCTGTAACCACACATAAGCTTATTGACAAGCACATAGCCATCGATAGCAAGCTTATGTCTTACCTTAGACATACAAGCGCATACTTTATCCTTATCAATATTAGTTGTTTTAGATATCTCATCAGTTGACATGAATTTAGACACTTTATTTAATATGAACCACTCAGCAATAGCTTCGTACAATCTAGTTTTATGAAGTCCATAAATTGATATCGCCTTTTCAACATGAGAGTCATCCAGCCAGAACTTTCTCTTATCGACAGTGAATGGAACATTGTACAACCTAATCCATGAAATAAAATGCGTCCTAGATACGCAATGTTTCTTGCAATAATATGTAACATCGTAAATCATAAGTACTCCTTTTTTGTGCACGAAAGGTATAACTTAGACTTTGTTTTTTCAATAATTTTTAATGATAATATATGTTAACGCAACGCTTAAGACAGTAAGACAGATAAAAGCCGTTTTTCTAGTCGCTTTATATATACATATCATAGTGTATATTTTTATTTATATTTTAAATATATAAATATATCTGTCTTACTGTCTTGAGCTGTATATAGTATTGATTTTATTAAATTTTATTTAAGACAGATCTTTTTGATGATCTGTCTTAAAGACAGATGATCTGTCTTAAAACGTGTAAAAATTACATTAAATTATAAAAGTGATATTTTTGTATCCTCTAGACTGACCGTTTTTATCGTTTTTATACCTATTGTCATCGATTTTTGGTAAGAGTTGTGACTGAAGCCTTGCGTTAATTTCAGTTTTAAATTTAGTCGAAAAGCTCTTTTTACCGAAAGTATGGGTACCAGTTTCTTCGCACCAATTCTTATACGCAGCGTATAAAGAAGAGATATCATGATATTTATGTTGAGATTTATCGATAGAAACACACTCGTTAAACCAAGCATAAACAGAGTTACTTTCTTCTCTGTATATATTCTTTAAATCTGTAGATGACTTAGGAACATTAAGGCTTTTAGTTTCCTTTACTATTCTAGCTCCTTCTATTGCCCAATTTAATATTCCAGGCAGTTCTAAAAGCAACTTTTCTTTTAAATAAACATCTCGCTCGTGCTCCTCAAAGTATCTATTAAAAGGCAAGAATACGAGCCTATCTAGCATAGATACATTAGTATCTTTAAATCTAGGCATATCATTACAGGCGAAAATGAATCTCGCCGTGCATTCGAACTCGTATTCGTCAAATCCCTTATGAGCGCCTCTAGTTTTACCACCAGCTGTTAGGTTTTTAAAAGCTTCGCTGTTGATCTCATCTGTTGGAGTCTCCTCAACGATATTGGCTAGTTTTCCATCAAGAGCAATAACAGAAAACTCTTTGTCTATTTTAGACATTGATACTGACGAGTAGCTACCATCTCCTATTACAGCTCTAAATACGTCTAGAAGAGTTGATTTACCGTTCCTTCCTCCTCCGAATAAACAGACAGATATTTGTAGAAAAGGTCTACCTCCTAATATTGTGTAGCCTAATATTCTTTGAGCTAAATGTACAAGATCAGTGTCTCCACAGAAGACCTCGTTTAAGAATCTATACCATAGTGGGCATTTAGCATCCTTGTCGTAGTTTACAGGGGAGCTATATCTGAACAGATATTTATAAGTATGAGGAATAAGCTCACCAGTTTGTACGTCTACAAGACCGTTATTTACATTTATGAACCCATCAGAAGAAATAAGACCCATAGACCCAGAGAAGCATTTACCTTTTATAGACTTAGCGAACAAATCTATATGTGAAGGGTTAATTACAGTTTTATTTAGGTCCATAATGAAATTTATAAGTGCTGTTTTTGTGAACCAGTTCCATTTTTTACCATCATATTTTAGTGACTGAGCGTCGTCGAAGCATAAGTTTTTATTCTCAAAGCAATGATCTGCCATTAGCTCGTACTTTGGCTTATCAACTGTTTTTATTTTACCGTTTTCACTTAATATAGTGTATCTATGATAAAATCCAATCTGTTCATAGTTTTTGTTTTCTTTTTTATCACTAGTAGATGGCTCTTTTATTTTAACATCAACAAAAGATTTATAGTTGCTAAAAGCGAAACTTAAAGATCTCTCTTCTGGCGTTTTTAAATTAGAAGTCCACTCTTTTTCGTCACTAAAAAGAGGATTGTCTGGATAATACGCTACGTCTACAGTGACAAGTTCTTTAGCAACGTCATAGGGAGTTTTATTTTTATGAAACATAGCGTGGCATACTGTTTTTAAGTGATCGTTTCTTCCAGCATATTGTTTTCTTGTTTGTTTTTCGTTAGTTCCAAAAATCTCATGAAAATATTTAGTTATCAGTGCTATCAGCTCATCTGTTAGCTCTGGAAGTGACTCTAGGCAGTCGTATGACAAAAGTGTTTTGTCTTTATTATACCATTTATAAATACCACCACTTAGATCTGGATGAACTGATGGTGGGAGAACTGTGTGTTGACCTTGAGATAATATTTCTAGCTTATTTCTATATTTTTCTTCACATGGTTTACCAGACTTATCTTTTATTCCCTTATATTTTTCAGGTATAAATCCTTTTAGAATTATTTTTTTTCTACCGATGTCTCTATAGAAAAGAGTTCCACCTTTGAGACCATATTTCCCTATGTCAGTTGCACCTATATTTTTAAAGAATAGTTTTATTTCATCAGTCTGATCGTATACGTCTAAATCTAAGCCTGATATTCCGGTAGACTCACCGAGAACTAGACCTATCCCAGCATTAGGGTATGTTTTAATTAAATAATTTAGATATTCTTCGCTGTAGTTATCTATATTTAGCTTAGTCCAGTCGTTAATAATTGGGCTTTTCCCAACGACTGGTATTACTGGTAAACCTAATTTATGATACTGCGACGCATACTCACTAAAAACTCCCACGAGATCCCCCTCAGAAAGCAACTGCTAAAATGTTAATTTATCAAAGTCTATTCTTGACAATAAACAAACAAATTTATATGTCAATATTACAAAGTCTAAAATGTTGCGCATAAAATCAGCCCTTGGAGTTCGTTGTTGTCTCCTTGGGCTGATGTCCTATTGGTTATTTAATAGCTTAAAAAAAGTATGTAATTTTACATAATAAATATGTCACTCAAATTGCATTACATAGCGTTAACAACCAACAAGGAGCTATAAATGCTAATAATATTGCTAATCTATGTGACAATTAACGTCAAAGCGTACACTCAAGTGACAACTATTGACAAAGCCAAATCACTAGAGCTATTAAATGATCTAGACAAATCAGATTTAATTGATATGAGCGAATGGGAGTTTGACGATGCTAGACACGTTAGCAGTACAGTTAATTAATATTGCAAGCACGCTTTTAATGGTGTGGATATTGATAGCTTTTTTTATAGTTAGATAAAGTCATTTAACGTCATCGGGGGATGAGATGAAATACAAGTCAGAGAACGGAGTTAACCGTCCGAAAGAGACTAATAGAATTAGACGAATAAACGATATGCCAGAGTTAGTTAACGAGAAAAGAAATTGTCTAAGATGCGACAAGGAGTTTGTCACATATCAGAAGAATATCAGGTTATGCGATAGATGCAAGAACCCAAACTATATAGGATACAGGGATTAATAATGCGTGATGACCTGATGGCAGTTTTATTTTTCGGAGTTATATTTGCAATACCAATTTTACTTATACTAAGGAGTTATTTAAAATGATCTACACATACATAATCATAGCGGCAGTATTAGCGACATCAGTAGGAATTGGATTTTATTTGTTTGAGAAGATTGATTATGTCGAGAGACAGAACAGATTAGTGTTCAAAACTTTAGATGAACTAATAGAACAGAATGCAAATCTTCGTAAGAATGTAGTTGGCTTAACATTAACTGACATTGCTAATTTACAAAAAAGATTACAAGCTAACGACAATAATTTCTCAGAGTTTCAAGCGAGTATTGAGAATACTGTTAACATATTAAACGACAAGCAGAAGCAGAAAGACCACGAGTCTCAAACTAATATTAGCATGATTTTAAATACTAATAACAAGATTGATTCTCAAATAAAATTACTCGCAAAGATGTCAGAAGAAATCGACTGGCTGAAATTAAAGTTAGCCAACCAGCCGCCATTAAAACTTAAGGTTTATTTTCCAAGGACTAAGAAGAAGTCTGAAAAGAAATATCAAGTAAACCATAAAGTAAACTGGGATGAGAACGATCACGGCACTAGAGCTATTGATGAGAAATTAGTTAAGAGTATTAAAACAAAGTTAGAGGAACTTTAATATAAATTTATCTGGTAGTAGTTGGTTCGAGTCCAACCCGAAGAGAATATCTTTGTGATGTTGTAATTGGAAGCAATAGTGGAATATGTCAGACGATGAGTGCACTCAGAATCTGAAGTAATACACGACCAGTACTTTTTAACAGGAGGGTAAAATGTTATGCCTAGAGAAGGAATAGGATCCAATATTAAAAATAAGTTAGCGGAGTTATAAAAATGATAACAGAATTAACAGAAGATCAAGAGTCTAAATTTGATGAGTTTGTGAGTAAATGGGTAGATATAGGTTTATCAACGTCTCCAACTGATGTTGATAAAGTTTTAGAGTGTATACCAGATTATTACAAGCAAAGTGATTTAGAATCGCCAGCAACAGTGATATTTTGTAGAAGCCCTTTCGAGTCTATTTTGTACGGAGCTTTTATTTTGTCAGAAAATGACGCCAAGGTTTACGACAAGGTTATCGCCAAGGTTTACGACAAGGTTAGCGCCAAGGTTGACGCCAAGGTTGACGCCAAGGTTTACGCCAAGGTTAGCGCCAAGGTTGACGCCAAGGTTAGCGCCAAGGTTAGCGCCAAGGTTCACGCCAAGGTTGACGCCAAGGTTTACGCCAAGGTTTACGCCAAGGTTAGCGCCAAGGTTCGCGCCAAGGTTGACGCCAAGGTTGACGCCAAGGTTTACGCCAAGGTTAACGCCAAAAACATATCCGATGTTTGGACAGCTCGAGTAGGCACGTCTTTTTGGTCTGGGTATAACTCATGGAGAGATTTCATGGGATTCATAGGAGTCGATATATCAGAACTAAATTCTACTTTCGAGTTATCAAAAAACAGTTGTTATATTTTTCCATTTGATAATTTTATAATCGTATCTGAAAAGCCAATTAGAATATCATTCGATGAAACTGGTGAAATGCATAATGAAAATAAAATGGCTATTGAATGGTCTGATGGTTTTGGAATATATCTTTTAAATGGTGTAAGAATGTGCGGAAACGAATGGGTTGTTACTACTCCTAAAGAGGAATTAGATCCAGAAAAAATAATGGCGATTATTAATGTTGAGCAACGATTAATGGCAATTAAAAAATGTGGCATTGATAAGATTTTGTCAAAGTTAAAGTCTAGAGTTATCTCCGAAGGTATTCTAGATGAATCAGAACTGATTTATAAATTGCATGAGGTAGAAATAGAGGGGTCTAAAGAGCGGCTATTCGAGATGAATAATCCAAGCGAGGACAAAAAACATTTTGAGTTTGTCTTACCGGAATGCAACACAATATTTGAAGCTGACTTATGGAGAAGAGGATATGATAATTTTAAAAGTATGAAGTATGAACGAACAAATTTACGAGCATAAGGAGAAAAATATGCACGAGTTTAAAACAGACAATAAAAAAGAATTAGTTTTTAAAAATTCACAGGCATTACATGGTGATGTGATTATCGAAAAGATTTCTGATCTTCCTATAGAGTTTAAAAATATGTCTAAAGAAAAAAACGATACGCTAGCTTATGGAGAAGTTACCGGACATAGCCATAAATTATTTATGATGACTGATATGCCTCAAGGTGGTTGTTTTGATTTGCGCGTTGGTAACGACGGAGTTAGATTTTTAAAAGTTATAGAGTCAGTAGAGCTAAGGCACCAAGAACATGATCCTAGAATTATTCCTCCAGGTGATTATGTGATTAAGATACAACGTGAATACGATCCATTTACAAAATTAGCAAGAAGTGTTGCTGATTAGATGGGCTTCGCAGTATTACCAGAACCAATTAAATCAGGCGTGTATTACGATCCAAAGTTAGATTTTCTAATTCAAGTTACTTTAGTTACTAACTTTCCATCTTTTTTACATACTTTAATGGGAGTTGAAGTGTGGTACAAAAAGCGTCAGAAGTATCCGAAGTATATAGATAAGCATTTAATTAAAAATGAGTTTATTTGGATTGGAGAGTTATGACATACGAAGAAGCGCGAGAGAAAGCAGCTTTATCTGAGCATATATATGAACCGAAATGTAATGGGAAAGATCATTCTGGGTACGAAACAATGATGAAGTACGAGATAAATGATGAACGTGCAGAGGCATTTTCTAACGGAGCCGATTGGTGTCGTGAGTATTTTAAAAAAGAAAATGATGAGTTAAAAGCAGACCTAGCCACTATTAGAAACTATGAGGAATCTACTTTAGGTAAGTACAGTAAAGAAATCGAAAGTCTAAAAGAAGTAGTAAAATGGAACATTCAAAACAATGACGAGTATGTATGTGCGGTTACAGGTATTACTATTTTAAAAGATGAGAATGTAAGGCTTAGAAAAGAAATAGAACTCTGTAAAGAGATAGCAGAACGTGATGGCAAGGATTATTCTGATTTGAAAAAAGAAAATGAAGATTTAAAGTTAGTATTATCTAGGATTTCTAAAATTAAGATTGATGACGGTATTGATGAATTGATGCAAGAAGCATTGGAGTTGAGGTCAGCATTGAAATTTTATGCAGATATAGACCCTAACGGATTTAGTGCTGCGTTATGTGTCGATAAATTTAATTTAGCTAGGTCTACAATAGCCAAGTTTGACGAAAAATACGGAGGTAAGAAATGAAGAAAGAAAAATCTATGTGCACTGGCTGTTATGATGATGAGTACAATCATGGTCTTGGTGGATCTAAAGAGTGTTGGAGTTATGAAACTGCAAAAGTAATTAAACGCTTGTGCGTTCATATGAATCAAAGTCCTCCATATAATTTTGAAGAAAACTCTGAAGACAAGTTAAGTTGTTATCGTCGTCCTCAATATTGCTATATAAACAAAGAAGCATTAAACACAGAAGGATATTGGAAATGACATCACAACAATTTATATGGTGGCTAGATGGTTACTTATCCCACGACAGTAGAGGACAAATCTAAATGAAAACTGAACGCACTGGAGCTTTAATAAAAGCTAATAGAAATAAATTAGGAATGACTCAGAAAAAGCTATCTGAGCTTATAGGATACTCTGATTCTAGAGTAGTATATCAAATCGAAAGCGGAAAAATGAGACCTCCATTTGATAAGATAAGACGCATATCTCGTGCGCTTATGTTCGATAAATGTCTAATAATTGAGTCTTTAGTTGCGGATTTTGCACATCATATTAGACAAGTTAGCGGTATAAAATGAGTCGTAAGCAAATTGATGAAAAGCAAGAGCGTGAAGATAATATAGAATTTCACAAGCGATATGATAATGAAATAAATAAACTTGCCGACCTAATGACTCCAGCCTTATCTATACTTTGGTACATACGTCACAACGACACTCAAGAGGCGTATGATTATGTGCAAGCTGGTCACAGTAGCGGTATCGACGCTCAGAAATTGTATAACAGATACCAGCAGTTTAAAGATATGCGCGAAGAGCGAGATAAAGCTTTTAGAGCAACTTCTAATGTTGACACTTCTGATAAGTCTAAGTAATTATCAACTAAATTAGATTGAAAACAACAACGGGGGAAATTATGGCTCTGCCAACTTCAAAATCAAAAATATCAGACAACATTCATAAAGCTAGTTTTTTATTTTATGGAGAACCTAAGTCTGGAAAAAGCACATTCACTTCAGAGTTTGGAGACGAGCAGCATAAGGTATTATTCTTCGCTACTGAAAACGGGCATAAGTTTTTGGAAGTTTACGAGTGGACTACTGCTAATGGTAATAAACCGTCTAATTGGGAAGATTTTAGAACTTGTTTAAAAGAGTTTTATGGAGCTAAGGACTTTTCATATTTAGCAATTGATACTGTGTCTAATTTAATAAGCTGGTGCGAATCTTATGTGTTTAAAAAGCATGGGGTTACTGATGAATCTCAAGGAAAGTTCGGTAACATTTTTAGAGAAATACATCGTGAGTTTTCATCTGTAATAAATATGCTTGGTCAAATAAATAAAGGAATAATTTTTATTTCTCATGTTAATTTAAAAAAAGAAAAAGAAGGGATAATATATCCAGACCTTCCAGTAAAATATGAAAATTTATTTAATGGACTTGTTGATTATATTTTATACTTTTATACTGACAATAGTAATAATAGACTTATCAGATCAAAAGGTACTGACCGGATAATAGCTGGTGACAGAAGCGGTAAGTTGCCTGAAATAATGCCAATGAACGCTAATAAAGTAAGAGATTTTATTAACAACAAAACACAAGGAGCTTAACATGAACGACTTTAACGAATTTTTCGCATCTGAACCGAATACTGCGCAAACTGATATTCACAGAAAGGAATTTGATCTACTACCAGACGGTGAGTACGAAGCAACTCTTTCAAAAGCAACTCTGGTTGCTGGTTCTAAAGGTATGCAGTTAGATTTTGAATTTAGAATTACTAATAGCGAAGCTTATCAAAATCGACGCTTATGGAAGTCATTATATTTCTATAATAAGTCTGAAGGTAATGTTAAATTCGTTAAAACTTATATGTCTATTTTAGGAGCAAGTCTTTCTGAAGCTAAGAGCTTAGAAAATGCTGCAAAAAAAGCGTCTGAGTTAGTTGGAAGCTGTTATAAAATTAAAGTTTATGCTAGCGAATATAACGGTAAAAAGAAAAATGAATTTTATTTAAATAAAAAGATTGATTTTGTTACAGCTCAAAATATAGCACCTGATATTGATAAAGCTGATTTCTTTGGTGCAGTTTAATAAGCTCCGAAGTCGCAACTGAATAATCCTTCAAACGTAATGTATCTTTCGTTACAACAAGACGAAACGCCTAGTATGGCGTTTTGCTCTTTCGGAACTATTACTCTCCAGTCCAATGACTGATCTGGATAAATGTCTACTGATATAAAAGCCTGTTCTTTACCGCAACATGGACATACTAAAATAGTCCCTGCTGGTAAAAATCTAGAATATTGGTTCATCGTCTTTATCTGACTTGTCTGGTAGTAAATCTATTAAATATTGTTTTCTAGCGTCAACATTTACGATGCTGCTCCATATATCAAACACAGTGTTGAGATAACTAGCAGAATCAACGCAAACAGCAAAGGAGCCGAGATTAATTTTTGACATGAGGAAGTTGTATTGAAGTTTTGATAACGTGGATCTTTTTCCAATGGCTTTAAGCTCGATGAAGCACGCGGTGCCGTTATTCGTGCAACCAACGATATCAGCGAAACCAGCTTCGACTGGTCCTCGTAAATACATCCCTGCGGATTGAGAATAAACGGCTTTGGCTTCGACAACTGAGACTGAAAAGCCTTTGATTTTACACCACTGGATAACTTCTTTTTCGACTGCTTTTTCTGGTCTTTCGTTTTTCGACTTAACTTGTCTTTTTTTAATGATGCCACTGTGTTTCCTCGAATATTTTTCTAAAGCAGACTTAACGCTCATACTTTATAAATTCCTTGAAAGAATCTTTTCAACTCAAAATATTTTCCTGGATCGACCTTGCGACCAATTGAGATATGTTCGTGACCGACAATACATAAAGGATGAATCGTAGGATATTTATTCATTAAATGTTTTGTTAGCTCTATTAGAGATGCGTATTGAGCGTCAGTGTATTTTAAAAGATTCCCGTCACCAACAAGTTCTATTCCTATCATATAGCGATTCATATCTGGCTGGAAAAATCCTAAAGTAGGAACATACCAACTGCTAACTCCAGCGTGATAGGCCTCATGCGTGTCTGGATCTACTAGTTGAGTTATAATTCCACCGATTGATATTACATAATGAGCTGATACATAGCTGTCATCTTTTGCTGATAAAAAACTTAATATGTTTTTACTAAATTTAATTAGCGCGTTTTCTGACGTGTCTTTAGGAAGTCCAGTGTGATGAACGCATATCCCTTGCCATGCTTTTTCTCTTCGTAGTCTTTTATCAGCAGCTTCTTTTATTTGATAAAGCATATTACCACACTATCAACATATAGCCTGAGCCGCCAGAGCCTCCTATTGTCGTAGTTCCTCCGCCGCCGCCGCCACCACCGCCAGAATTTGCAGCAGCAGCAGATCCGTTCACGTTGTTAGCGCCACCGTTACCACCAGCTCCTATACTGGCGCCGCCGCCACCACCGCCTCTAGCGCCGCCGCCAGATGATCTAACTGGATAATAGATTGTTCCTGATCCAGCAGCAGCGCTGTATCCAGTTGAGTTGTCCAAAGAACCTCCACCGCCGCCACCGCCGATATACCCTGAAAATGCAGAAGCTGCTCCTGTCCCACCTGCGCCACCAGCTCCTATACTGGCGCCGCCGCCGCCGCCACCATAAGAAAAATAAAATGGAGAAGACGTGTCATCGTGACCTGTCCCACCTGCGCCTCCATTATTTATTGTAGTATTGTCACCCGCAAAACCATTATATGTAGAAGCTCCGTCTCCTCCAGCACCGCCGCCTAAGAACGAAAAGCTAACTCCAGTACCTACTATTGAAGAGATCCCACCAGCAGATGAAGATGACCCGCCAGCACCTATAGTGATAGACAAAACATCAAGAGGAGTAACTTTAATTGCAGAATTTATTACTATGCCGCCACCACCGCCGCCGCCGCCTGCTGTTGAGCTCCCATTACCGCCACCACCACCACCACCACATCCTAAAACAAATATGCGAGATACGCCTTCTGGCACAGTCCAAGTAGTACTTGATAAAAACTCAACATAGTTACCAGTCACATCAATAAGCGCATTTATGTTAGCACCTATTTTATTTAATAATTGCTGCGATAAAGGTTTATCGAAATTTATTTCTACATCTGTATGCTTGTCTAGATTTGAAGGGATAATCGCCATTGTACAATTCCTTTTCTATTATGACATTTGATATGCAATGCCGCCGTCTGCAAAATTAGTAACACCGTCACTCATAAAACCATAAATTAATTTAATATTATCAGGCTGACTCGAGTAATCACCTAGTTCCATAATGTAACCACTAGCAGGAGTGAAACCGAGAGCACTATCCAATATAATAGTATTCCCAATGATACTAGAAATACTCCCTGTGCCACTTGTGGCAAAGTCTGTGCTATGTATTTTGACAAATGCGCCAATGTATTTTTCCCACTTTTTATATTCATTTGTACCGTACTTGCTAGTATTAAAACTTGGTTCAATTACAAACTCCGTCTGACTAACTCCACTCTTAACAAAACTAGACGGACTTATTAAACAATATCTCACATCTAAACTAAAGTTGGTGTCAACTACATCAATTGCAATTGACCCTTTTTGAACATTAAATTTCTTATTACTTATTTCAAAAAGCCTTGGAGCACCATCTCTAGATGCTGAGTTAATATCTGTCATGCTCAGACTGGCTAAATCGACTACGATCTTGTCGCCGATCTCTAAATCAAAACCAGTTTTAAAGTTAAGCATTATATTTTGTATGTACTCTGCTCCAAACTTGTATTTTCTAATCCTACGTTGACCAGATATTTGAGAGTTATTTATTGCTGACAAATCAGTGCGCATACCTTTTGACTCAATTAATAAAGGTTTATTCCCTATTGGTATTTGAGCAATAGATGTTGCATCAATAGTTACTTGACCACCTTTAAACTTATCGTCAGAAGCGTTCTCATCAAATTTATAAATAATAGAGTTATAAAAGTTCTTATTAATACTTCGCTGTATATTTAACTTTGAAGGCTCAACTACATTTGTCGAATCAAGCTCTTTTATATCTTCCCCTGGAATTGGTCCGATATGTATACCAAGACTAGATCTAGCTTTTCTAGGAATCGAAAACGTAGACATTGGGTTATATATCTCGCTAGCTAAAAAGTCCTGACCATCGTCGATAGTATCTTTTAAATAAAATCTATAACTAAAAGAAGACAAATAGCTCGACTGAATATCTAAATGTTCTGCTATATCCACTTCATCGTTATCGTATTTCATACCAGCATTAAGACCTAATACATCGTATTGCGATCTAAAAGAAATTACAGCACTTGTAGCTTCTTCTTCTATAAAAGTAACACCAGCAATTAATAAATAATATCCGTTATCTACTTTCACAACTTCTGAAATAACTTTATCAGTTACGTTATTAGCACCGTTAGTTGCTCCAGTTGTAGTTATATAGTCACCTACAATAGGATTATACTCTGTCTCTAAATCTATATTTTGAAAGAAAATAGTATTATCTATTAACGACGTTGAGCTAATTCTATTAAATGAAGTTACTGTAACGCCAGTTTTATATGGACCGTTTTTGCCTGACAACATTATCTTTAAAGCTAAATCAATAGCGTTTCCTTCTAATGTATAAAAGCTTTCAACAGATGCTCCAATATCATGAGCCGCTGCAACAGTTCCGAGCTGACCACGAGTAAGACCAGTAAATGTAGTAGCAGTTGTGCCTGTATATCTCATTATTTCATCGTCTATTTTTACATAAAACTTTAAAGAAGTATCGTTAACACCACTCGCACCAATGTACGGTGCTAAAAATCCAGTCGAGCTTGTAACAATAGATGTCGTGTCACCTACAAGCATTGCAGTTGTAAGCTCAGTATTACCTTTAGGGAATATTGCTGTCTTCTTTTTGCTATCAGGACTTGAAATATTTAGTATAATTACACCAGACTTAGCGTCTACAGAGTCAATTATACCTCTAAAAATAACAAAGTGATCTTCTTTCCATGCAGTAGACGGTAACCCCATCCATATCTTAACCTTACGCCCTAGAATATCTGTTACGATCTCTCCTGGAGTTATAAGTCTAGTAATCTTTTGACTCTTATCTACTAACGCTATTCGCATTGAAGATATAGACTCGTTTGTACCTTTATCTAAATTAAGTGTCTGACTTATTTCAGATGAAGTACCTGAAGAAAAAGATATAATCGTCTCTTGATTCTCAACTGGTATTTTACCACCTAAAATAAATAACGGATCACCTAATAATAAGTCACCGACAAGTATAGTGCGCTTAATTACTAGCACACCATAAACTGTATCAACTCCGTCGATCTCTAAAATTAACTGTGGCTGTATCTCATTTTGTTGAGAGGCGTCTAAAGCTGCTTGAGTTAATGTTATACTCATAGTTATTTAGCTTTTTTGTTAAGCTCGTTATGCAAATAAGCATGATGAGTTTTTAACTCTGCGTAGTCACCAGGAGCTACGCATTGATAACCAATAACATTCATGATCGGTATGTCGTAGTGATCACCAGTATTATCAGCTTTCACACACTCTGCAATTTTATCGTCTAAAACAGTACAGACATAAAAGTCCGGCTCTTTACTACCAGTAGACTGACATGAACTAACACCGCTAGTTGAGATTAGAATTACTAATAAGCTTACGACTCGCGCTGCGTAGTGCATTCTTTAACTCCTCTGGGACGGGTTTTCCTTCTAAGATCAATTTCTTTATTTCAGCAGAAATATCTTCAACGCTTTTAGCATCAGCATTTATCGATTTCTCTTTTTGCTTCATAGCGAAAAAATCTTTTAGAAATGTAAATGCTGATGATAAAAACTTACCAATATAGTTTGTTCCTATATTGGTAAGAAGGTTTGTTAACCAAGTCACTAGTTATGCTCCTAGTTTAGCTACTTGTTCGTCAACGAATTTGATTACTGCTTCTTCAAGCTTTGGAAGAAGTGCAAGTACAAGCATATCGTCATACTTGTTTGCTGATTCAGCTACGAATTTATTAATAGCTGGCTCAATTACTAATTTTAAAATGTCTTCTGAGAAACCTTTAAAATTAACGTGTTTTAGTACTAGTGATTTGTAATCCATTTTATCCCCCTTTGGAATGTTTAATTATTTCATAAATCCGATCATCAATCTTTATTAAAAGATGCTCGATTTTATCTAATTTAGTCTCTACAATCTCGTGCTTAGCGTCCACATATATTTTCATGTTTTTATATTTTTCTTCGACAAGCAATGTTGAAGCTTCTAGTTTTGAATCAATATAAGTTATGAAAAGTGATGCGATACCTATTAGCCCGCCACTTGCACCAGCAATAACTTTTTTATTTAATACGTTTTGTACATCCTGTACTTCGTCTGCCATTCGTGGCTCCTTAATTACTTATTAATTTTATTAGCTCAGCTAAAACTTTATCCTTATAACTTTGAGTGATAATAACGCCGTCTGGTACTATTAAATCTATTAATCCTTTTGCTAGACCTAAACTTCCAGCACTTAACAATGCTTGTACTTGTGCGAATTGAGATTGAAACGCAACTAATTGCTCTCCAGTGAAGCCAGCGTCTTCGTTCATGACTGAAACTAGAGCTATAATTCTAGCGCCTTTTTGCATATTTCTATTTTTCTCTCTCAATCGAGCTTCTAAAAAGTCATCTGCTTCTACTTTTGTTTTTAGGACTGGATCTTCTACTACTTGTCCGTCAATAAGACGACAGTGTCTTAAATCTTTCCCAGATATGTCGTAACAAGTTTGACCTTCTTTTAACTCACAAACTGATTTTGATTCGTAAGTAACTCCTGCATTTATTTTCCCGAACGGATAAAAAATAGCCATTATGATAACCACCCTACTATTGGCGCTGTGAAATTTAAATGATAACTAACAGAAGCATTACCTAATGCTGCATATCCTGATCCTACTGTACCTAGTGACGATGAAGTTGTAGCAGTTGCGCACATATTAACAGTAACTTTTGTCGAATCCCATAATGCAATCCCTCCTGACATATTTACAGTAGCAGCCAAGTGTCCGAAAAAATTTCCTAAATTTGAATTCCTAATTGAACTACCAACTCCCTGAGCTGTAGCTTCTGCGCCTATTATTCCAGTATCAATAACAAGTCCTGAAGGAATATTAAATAAATAATCACCACTTCCATTAACTCCAACTGTTGTTTGTCTATAATTCATCATTATATGTGCGTTTTGACCAACTCTTCTCCAGTACACTTTATCTAAAACTACTGTTCCACCTTTTGTAGGATCAGTAGTACTTGCAGTAATTACTAGAGCACCCGCATCAACAAAATTTGTCTCAGCTTTATGCTCAACTATTCTCCAGTTAGATCCGTCCGACTGAATTTTAAATCTCTCACCATTAGTATATAGCTTTAAAACCCCACTAGCATGACCACCAATCGTCTGACCTGAAGTACTATTTAATGTGTATTCTTGAGTTAAACTTGTCCCAGAGTGAATTATCTCTAAAATTTTTCCAGTGTTTCCTACTGCCGTATAAATCGTCTGAGTAAAACTTGCTCCACTTAAATCTAAAGTGTAGTCGCTCGTAGTAGCTGTATCAGTTGTAGTTACTGATCTATAGGAAAAAGACAAACTAGATCCAGGAGCAGAGGTAGGCTCCCATTTGGATGAAGTGCTATTCCACATCAAAACATATCCATTCGTCGGAGCAGTTGCATCTATATCTCTATTCTGTAATTTTACAACTGTGCTTGATCCAAGTGTTCCAGTAACATCACCAGCAATTGCTTTAGAAGTATCTGCCGTATTATCTACGTTAGCTAATCCAACGTCAGACTTCGTATAGTCACCTGACTGCGGTATTACTGCACCAGTTCTACCGTTAAAAGCAGAAACTTGAGACCCGTCTACTTTTTCAAATATAGTTCCATTATGAATTACTAAATCACCAGGAGTAAATGCTATTACACCAGCTCCTAAATCTTGAGACCCACCAACTGTAACTGCATACATATATCCAGCAGTACCAGTGGCATCAGATAGAGTAGGAGTATTAGCTGTAGCATCCCAACCAGAAATATATTGCAAATCATTTGTTATCGCTGCTGGTATCTGCGACATCGGTATAGTTCCACCAGCATCTAACGTCGCAACTCCATTAGCCGAAGCTTTCTCAGCGTAAAATGATGCGAGAGCAACATCTAACGACTCACTTCTAGCTTGTAGGCTATCTGTGCTAGACCCATAGTTAGTTGACGCCCAAGTTGGTTTTACATCTTTTGCAGTGTTAACAGTTTTTCCAGAAAAAGAATTTAACGAGTTTAATTCTCTTTGAAGTTTTGTTATCTCAACACCTTGAACAACATCACTACTGTTTAAATCAATATTTGAAGTTACTACTGAGTCTGATACTTTCGAGACAAACTCATTATTAAATGCTGCCGCGTTTGCAAGTGAACCATCTACTAAAGCCATTAACTTACCACCCTAAATTTAAGTTTTCCTGTCTGATAAAATCCAGGTAAAGACTTCGACGTCTCTTCTTGAAGCTTATACCCAACACCTTTACTAGACGACGGTGTACTTTCAAGAGTCAATTTATAATATGTCGCAGGATCATTTTCGTCTGGCATAAAATCAAACTTCCCGCGCTTTATTATAAATTGCATAAATGAATTTGCAACACTAACACCTGTCTGGTTATTCCGGATAACTACTCCGTCCATAGATTTATTAGTAATAAACATCATGTTGAATTCCGTGAATTGAACTGTACCAAATGAAACTATCTCAACGTGACCACTAGCTGATTCGTTAACACTTGGATCAATCTTTTCATACCATTCAGTAGGAGCAGTATAATCTTGTAATTTAAACTGTACTTTATATTCGCTACCACTAGATAAATTAGACGTATAAGCGATAAGACCTGCTAAGTCTGCACCAGTAAATCCTAATAACGTAAATGCAGTAGTTGCAAGATTACTACCAGTTGCTACCAGTAAAGTATAAGTCCCTGCTCCGCAATTAATCGTAAATTTTCGAGTCGATCTATTAAATGTAACTGTATATGTCTTAGCACCAGCCGCGTCTAAAGCAGTTTTTACTTCCACCGCTAAATCACTTGGAGAATAAATCCCAACAGTTAACGTAGCAGTTAGCTCAAGAGCACCTTCATTAAAGTTTAGTTTATTGTTTGAAGATGTTACTTCATATCCATAATAAAATTTAGACCATGTTTCCATTGCCATTATGCAGTCACCACTTTCGTACCAGTAGCATCGAATGTGTCATTTAATATTTGTGCGATTTGTTTTCCGACGCTAATTGGATCGAGTACAGTTCCTGCAACGTCGATTTTTACGCTTGTTTCTTTTTTCTCAATAGCTTGCGCCGCTCCAGCCGTAGGTGAAATTGATGCTCCTCCACCAGTAGAAGATGCTTGAGCACCTCCACCAGTTTGAGCACTCGCGCCGCCGCCACCAGCAAAAGCTGATAATGCTCCTCCGAATGTTGCGAGTGCTGCACCAGCCGCGATCATACTACCACCGACACCTTGAGATCCAGGTACGGTCATCCACGCGATACCTTCTAAAATAAATCTTGATCCAGCTTGAACCGCCATCTGACCGATAGTCCCAATAAATGCTTTTGCAAATTCTTTTAATGCGTTTTTACCAGTTACAAACGCTTCACCAACTTTTGCAAATGCTCCACCTATACCGTTAGCAAGCTGATTTCTTGCAGTAGTACCTACATCAGTAAAAACTTTTTTTAACTCTTCATTTTTAGTTTTAAAATCAGCAACGCTTAATGCAGTTCTATTTTTTAATATATCAAACTGGTCACCTATTAAAGATAATCCTTCGCTAAAAGTAACTGGATTAACTGCATCTTTAACTGACTCCATATTAGCTATATTGCTATCAGTAAGCTCCTTTAGCTTTCCGTTTGTCTCGCTTAGCTTGCCGATAAAAGCATCAATACCAGTAGTCGCTTCAGAATCAAAACTTAAATTAGTTTTTACTAAAGCTATTTGATTATTTATATCAACTAATTGCTGGTTAAATTTATCAGACAAACCTAGAGTAGTTAAAACTTTAAATGCTAACCACGCTTGCTGTGCTCTCAGGAAAGCAAGCTCGAACCCTCCTCCGATTTGTCTAGCCGTCTCTAAAGACGCTTGTACTATTACTGAAAAATTAATTAATAAATCTTTAAAAATATCTTTATCGCCAATAGACGTTTTAATAAAATCAGCAATATTAGAAAACTGCTTCGATATAAAATTTATCATCTCAGTCAGTGCAGGACTCTTTGTTATCGCTCGTCCTATTTCTTTGAATATATCGTCGAAAGAATTTCTTAATTTAGACAATGAGCCCGAGAATGAACCCGCAGATGCAGCTGCCGCGCCTCCGAATCTCTCCTCTAATGTTTTTAATGTATTAGAAAATGTTTCTGTATCAGTAGCACCTTTTCTGATCTCTATCCCATAACGATTAAATGCAGTTACATTACCATTTGCCGATTTAGCTACTAGCTGAGAAGCAGTTTCTAAATCTATTCCTAAAGCTGATGATAGATCTAAACTAGCTTTTGTAGCTCTCTGCAAGCCATCAGAGCTAAGTCGTGCAATGTTTTGTATTAATGCTCCGCTTGAAACAACTTGATCATCGCTAAACTTAGTAGTTTTTTGAATTGAATTTGCAAATTCTAAAAATCCAGCACTCGCTTCTTTAGAGTATTGCCCGCTCAATGATAGTGCAGTATTAAATTTATTTACAACGTCTTCATATTCAGATGCCGCATCAATAGATTTCTTAACGACAATAGCAGAAATTGCCAATGCAGCTGCTCCAGCACCAGCCGCGATTTTTGCTATCTGAACTCCAAAGTTTTTTAATGCAGCACCATCGAAAGAACTACCGATACTTTTACCAGCGGCATCAGCTAGATTTCTAATATTATTAAATCCACTTTTAATAGATTTATCGTCTAGTACAATTTCTATTTCTATTTTATCGTCTGCCATTTAATGCTTTAAATACCTCTTCAGCCGCCATATCAGCAGTTAAAACTTTATCAGACTCTCCCTCTAAAATCGACATAGTGTTTTTATTGATATCATTATAGAAGCTATCCCTATAAGATTCTTTCATGCTTGAGAAATTGCATACGCTTATATTCAATAAAATTTCTTCGCTTTGTATTTGAGTTATTGCTAACCAATAGTTTAATAGATCCTCATAGAGTAATGAGTCTATATAAGTGTCAGTCCAGCCGTAAAACCTAGCTAGCTTAGCCTTCTGGTATGCGTAAAAATCTATTTTTTTTTATCTTTAGGTAGAATCGCGTCAAGAATTTGTGTTAACTGATCAATGTCTAGATTATCAGATATTTGCTTATCTAAACCAAGGCTGTGAAGGAGATCCAACACAGCCTCAAATTTCTCTAAATCATCAGTTAATTTGTTAACTTTTCGTTGATGCTCTATGTTCTGTCTAACAGTGGGTTTACTTATCTCAATAACTTTATCTTGATAAGTAATCTTATAAACAGTTTTTTTATCAATTACTAAGTCAGACATATAACCCCTTTAATTAAATTCCAGCTTGTGTATGGTCGCCGACTGCGAAAATACTTACTTTGCTAGATTTTGAATCGTCTGGGTAACATTTGAAAGACACTTTCATCTTCTCTGGATCTGTACCAGAAAAAGTAATGCTCTCAACTACTACTCCAGCTTTCCAAAAACACCAGTCACGAGTGTAATCAGTGCTTCCAGCCGAAACAGGATGCAAAATCAATCGAGCGGCGTCAATGATTTTGTTACTTCCTATTTTAGAAGTACCAATACCATAAACCTCAGTACCGCCACTTGGAGTAACTGCGTCACCTGCTGCGCCTATCATTACTGACTTGCGTAAAGTGTTGTCGCTCTCAAGAAGTGTAAGACCAATTGAACATCCAAAACCTTGAATAAGCTCAGACAATATTGTCTCGCCATGCTGGTGCGCTTTTAATTCAAATGTTTTAGGATCTGTAGAAATCTCGATGTCACCATCGATTAAACCTAGATCAACATTCTTACCGTCTTGCACTTTTGTCATAACTATTTCAGTCGCGTCTACATTAACTGAATCAGTCACGTCACCGACTGCATCCCTAACAACAGTTACAACGTCACCTGATATCGTAGCTGTAAACCCTGAAACTGCATCAACTGCAACTTGAAACGCTGTTGCTATAGCAGTGGCTAAAGCACCTGCACCGTAATCAACTGCAATTGCAGTAAACGTAGCCGGAGCCGGATCTGTATCAGTATTATTCTCATCAAACCAAACATAATATTTTGCACCTGTTGGTAAATATAATTTAATATGCTTACCGCCTGCACCCGCTGCCGTCGCATTGGTAAAATCAAAAGTTTCTTTTTCTTCTGCTTTCCAAAAGACGTTCATAGGTTCAACGCGCACATTTGCTACACTAGAACTCATAAATCCCCCTAAAATTTCATAAATGTTAAAACTTCAAACTCTATCTGCAAAATTACACTATTATCATTCGTGTTACTTAGTGGAGTTACACTTATGTTAATAGGAATTACATCCTGCAAACTACTTCCTAATCTATTAGACGGTAGTAGGACCTCCGCTAATATACTCTCCGCACCTACATAAGCATTGTCAATAGCACTTGCGGGATCTGCAAAACCTTTGTAGAAAACCCGAATTGTTACTGGACACCTAAATAAATGCGCTTGATGATTACTCGCCGTGGAAGCGATAACACCATTTTCTATATGGTAACTATTATCTAAAATTGTACTAGGTATATTTTCAACATTAAATCCGTCCGTCCACTCAGTGAAACCAACTGCGTCTAAGTGCGTTCTGAAATATGATCTAATGTTTATTAAGCTCATCGTCTAACCATATCCAGCGATATAACATTAACACCTTCTCCTTGAGCAATAACACCGTCGCCAGACGTATCTAGCCTTAATATAAGCCTAGACCTATGACTAGCTGCCATCGAAGCGAACTGCTTAGCGTTTTCACCGAAAATATCACCAACTTGATTTGATAAACCGCTATAAATTAAACTTAAAACTAAAGCCGCTGACCATGATTTGACTTCTTCTTTATTAATTATTGCAGCCGCAGTTAACCGATCACCGTTAGTATCAGTATGACCATTTTCATCTAACCAAGCTAAAATAAGTCTTTGAGCTTTTCTATGAACATTTTTAAAACTTGAACGGCCAGATGGAATATATTTTAAAATATCAGAATCTAAAGCCGTCAAATCAGAATCGCTACTGAATAAATTATCAACTGTATCCGTCGGTACAACTAATGTAGAAGTGATCGTTGTTGTGCCTCCTGCTGTGATTCTACATGAAACTGTTTTAGTACCTGCGGCTGAGTACTGCCAGTCGAGATACCAGTCCTTGGAATTACCAGGACCGCCAACTGTAACAAACCCTGACCCAGTTTCAGCCTCGATCTCAACAAGAGTAATCGCAACATTATCTTTAGAGATAAAACTTTTAGTCGCATCCAATCGAGTTTTGTCATTTAATGCCACCACATCTTCTAAAATTAAGTTAGGAAAAATCATAACTGTATATCCTTTACTTTAAGCCATAACTGATAAGGGCTACCATTACCAACTTCAATATTACCTAACACATCTTTTAAAAATACAACTACTTCTGTGCATAAAAATCTATCACGAGACCGCCACTTAATCGACTCTGGACTTATTGGCATTCTAAACAATTTCTTCTTAATAGCAGACATAACTAAACTAAAAAAGAAAGCCCAGTCATATTTCTTACCGAAATAATTCATAATTATTGTTACGAATAGCAATGCTTCTTTTTGAAAGTCTAGTTTAATTTCTTTTTCAAAAACTACATGAGTATATTTTTTAGAGTCAGATGATTTAGATATATGAACTCCAAAGAAATTACTTTGCAAAATAAGAGTTCCAAAAAATAATACTTCAAAATGACTAACTGGCTCCTCAAGACCCCAAGTTATTAATGGTCCAGTTGGTAATTTTGATTTAGTAAATAGTAATTTCATTACAGCCCATGCTCCGAATTAAATTCGTCAATATCGTCTATTACATCTTGAAATATTGCAGTGTAGTCAGACCCGTATGCAGCTTGCGCTTGCGAAATAGCACTCCTAGCTAGTGTGTAACTCCCAGCATTTAACATTTCTTTGATCGGAATAAGAGCCTGAAACATTCCTACGATAAAAGCTGAATCTTTACCTAGCTCAGAATTCTTTTTAGATAATAAATAAATGATCTCATCAACCATATATTTACTGTGTTCTAATTTTAATTTAAATATATTCTTATCTTTTTCATTCTTAGCTTCTAAAGTATAAGAATAAATGATTGCTTCTTTTTGCTCTTGGCTTGGCTCGCTAACATAGTTCAAAGTATGAACTGCGCCTAAATAATCTGTAACTTCCATTGTGAACATTTAAAATCCCCTTACCAACAAGTTATTATTACTATCCCATTTCCACCGCGACCACCGTTGCCGCCTACTCCTGTATTTGACACAAGGAAAGTTCCCGCACCGCCGCCGCCGCCGCCTGAACCAAAACCAGCATCGCCGCCGTTTCCACCGGGCAATGTCTCACCGTTATTATTCGCTCGACCGCCGCCACCTGCACCGCCACACGAGAAAAATAAATCTGATAAAATTTTACCAGACCCACCGCCGTTCGCTGGTTGATTAAGTGCCGAGCTTGCAGCTCCACCACTAATTAATGGAAAAGGTCCTGATGCGTTTACGTTACCGCCGCCGAATGCGACCGACGTGCCCGAAACACCCCAAGTAGTGCCGCCGCCGCCTGCGCCGCCGCTCACTATGTTCGCAGG